TATTTTGGAATTGATGGGAGGGGGAGAGAGGAAAAAGTTGACAAAACACCCCCTGGTTTACAGTTCCAAGTTGCTATTTTCTCCCCCCCACGCCTAGTAGCTCTTCCCCCTCCCCCCACGTTCCCGTCCTTCCATCAATAACCCCACGCCTTCCTCCCAGACCCAACATGCACCGCCGCCGCTACTACCACGACAAACACCTGCGCCCTTCCTAATCTGCACATGAGTGCTAGGTGAGCCATAGTTGAGCGCCGATAAAAATCCATTTGCACACTCCAGTATGATGAGGATAGAAGGGATGTGATTTTATGACGAGAGCAGAGCGGGAAGCAAACCCGGAGGAATCAAAATAAAAAGCCGCCATCTGCGCTGTAAATGGCAGGCTGTGCGGCAGCAGAAAGGAGGAGGGGATTAGAGCGATGGAAACGATCCTCCTTGGTGATGCGCCGGAGCTGATGCGGACCCTGGAGACGGAAAGCGTCCACACCTGCGTGACCTCACCGCCCTATTACAATCTGCGGGATTATGGGGTCACCGGACAGATTGGTATGGAGGAAACGCCGGAGGAGTACATAGCCAAGTTGGTGGACGTGTTCCGGGAGGTTCGGCGGGTTTTGCGCCAGGACGGGACGCTGTGGGTAAACATCGGGGACAGCTACGCCACCAGGTCCGGGCCGCAGCCGCCGACCAACACCAGGAACGCCCACGGACACACTAGAAAAGAACTGCCAGGCGGTTACAAGTGCAAGGACTTGATGGGAATCCCGTGGCTTTTGGCCTTTGCCCTGCGGGCGGATGGGTGGTATCTGCGGCAGGATATTATATGGAACAAACCCAACGCCATGCCGGAGAGCGTCAAGGACCGATGCACAAAAAGCCATGAATACATCTTTCTGTTATCGAAGACGGACCGTTACTACTTTGATGCAGATGCTATTAGAGAACCGTTTTCTACGCCACCGAGAGCTGGGGAACGGAGAAGCTATCGACCCGGAACATCATCAAGTTTTGATGTAAACGATGGACACCTTGCGCAGAAAGGAAATTTTGCCGGGCTACCGCTAAATCCAAAGGGGCGGAACAAGCGAGATGTCTGGTCGGTCAGCACAGGTGGATTTAAGGGAGCACACTTCTCCGTATTCCCGGATGGATTGGTAGAGCCGTGTATATTGGCCGGGTGCCCGGAGGGCGGAACTGTCCTAGACCCGTTCGCCGGGAGCGGGACCACCAGCGTGGTGGCCAAGCGCCTGTGGCGGAATTTCGTGGGCGTGGAGATCAAGCCGGACTATTGGGAAATGGCCACGGACCGGATCGCCGCCACCACGCCGGAGTTTAAGCAGATGACGTTGGAAGAGGAGGGGACATGAAACCAATCAAGAATTTTTGAGTGTGCTCCCATATTTTGTTGGATGGATGGGGACAGATGGAATAATTTCGATGGGGAACAGTGTCCGTTTGAAGCTCGATATTGGATGCCGCTCCCAAAACCGCCGAAGGAGGAAACTACATGACTAACGCAGAAAGAATCCGCACCTTGCAGGAACGGGAGCTGGCAGAGTTTTTGCAGGCGGTACATGACAATCCCTGTGAAGCCTGTTGCAACAACTTTGACCGATGCCGACGTAACAATGCGTGGGAACCGGATTGCAAAAAGCATTATCTTGAGTGGCTGCGAAGCGAGGCAGTTTGCTTAGAATCCCAAACACATTGTAAAAATCAAGTGAAACGGCTAGTCGATGCCGGAGAGCTGCGAGGATGAGCTAGAGCGAGAGGGGGCGAAAGATTGATTTTGTTATTTGGTTTTATTTCCTTTTTATTTGGCTTGGCAGTTGGATTTTTTCTGGGAGGATATCGGGAACAGACGAAAAAAGAGAAGAAAACAGATCTCTACATCCTTGGAAAAAGCGACTGCGAAAATTGTGTAAAAATGAGAACGGTCGATTCGACAGGATGGGTAAGATGCAGCGAGTTTACTACATTATATGATAAGCCGAAACACTGTAATCGCTACAAAAGGATCGAACCACAAAACGAATATCATTCGAATTGCAAGAAGGACTACATGAAACGGCCTAGAGCGGCCGTGGAGATACCAGCGCCCCCAGATGAGTGGTCAGATGACATGAAAAGGTTGTATAAATCTGTAATAGATAGCTTGACCGGAGACAGCGAGTGAGGCCAAACCGACTGGCATTTCGGAGGCTGTGATAGTGGGCTAAAGAGGGACTATGAGGGATACGCAAAGCAGCCCAACTAGGACTGATCCAGTTGGGCTGCTTTGCGGTTTTGAGTTGGAAAATGCTAACTACCGCGCTAACTACACGATTGCGCCACATTATTTTTACAAAAATCCATAGGAAGAATACAAAAAATGGAAAACGCTCAAAACAGGAGATTTCAAAAGAAAAAGACCGAAAACACACAAAATCAGGTGTTTTCGGTCTTTTGGCGGAGAAGGAGAGATTTGAACTCTCGCGACGCTCAACACGCCCTACTCCCTTAGCAGGGGCGACCGTAACCTCTGAAATATAAGGCGTTTCTAGCGATTTGCTAACTACCGTGCTAACTGTGAGTTTCATGCTGGCTGATTGTATCAGTGCTTATCTTGCCGCGCCCCATTGTATTCACAGCTTTATGGACCGACGTAGTATCTGGGTGAATGTATCTCTGGGTGGTGGAGAATTTTGTGTGGCGCATAACCTTTTGAATGACGCTTGGCGCTATGTTGCCAAGGGCGAGGGCGGTGGCGGTAGTGTGGCGGCAAGAGTAGGGAGGAAGGTCCCGGACGCCAGTACGGACCATAGCAGAATGGTATTCACTGTAGAATTTATCCTTATTCATACCTACTACGTACCCATGAGTTGAGTTGCTTCTTTCGATAAGGTCTGCAATAATGGGGGCAATCATATCGGGAAAAACGATGGGAACTGATTTTCGTTTTTTGGTTTTGATTCCGGCCTTATGAATTTCGTTCTTCTCGAAGTCAATCATATCTTTTTTCAGCCCCAAAAGCTCACCGGGCATCATGCCGGTATAAATCATGAGAAGGACAAAACCGATGAAGTGATCGCCACTTCCATAGGCATCCCAAAACCTACGTAGCTCCACTTCGGAGAAAGGTTCCTGCTCCTTTTCATCAAGGGAGGGCAAACGGATAAATTCGGAGAGATTTGTCCGGGCCTGGCCTTCGGCTACAGCTCGTTTAAAAAGATGAGAAAAAAGAGTTTTGATGTCTTTGGCGGGGTAGTATGTAGGCGCTTTTTCGTCTATGATGGTCTGTAGGTCCTGAATGGTAAGCACATCCATACTCTTCCCGGCTAGGCGCTCCATCTTCTTCCAGGCAATCTTGAACGCTGTCTGTTTAGATTTAGAGAGATCAGAGAAATCGGAGGCAAACCAGTTATTCCAGTAGTCACGTAGAGTTGGAGCTTTTTCGTTTGTCTCAACAGGGGAAGATGCGAAAGCAAGAGCCTCTTTTTTTGTTTTGAAGCCGCCCTTCCATTTTCTCCGTTGATGCAGTTTCCCATCCGGGGTGGCATAAAATTCCGATGTGTATACCGCTACCCAGGAGTTGCCGCGCTTGATGGCGCTGCCTTGACCATTCCCGCGCTTTCTTGGCTTACGGACGTCCACAGCCTGCTTTGCCCCACACCATGGGCAGAAAGGCATAGCGGAATCCATGTCTTTTTGACATTTCCTGCATTGCACTTGAAATACCTCCTATTCTGTTGTAGAATGAGAGGGCAGTTGACCTGTCACAGTTTACTGCCCTTTTGCCGTCCCCGGTGCGCCAACACTGGGGGCGGCGTTTTTGCATTTTATTTGGAACTTGTTTTATGCGCTTCCTTTCTTTCTGCTACTCAAAATAGCTTTCATCACATACCCCCAAAATGCGGCCCTGACAGCGAATGTCCTCTGTAATGGGTCGTGGGGCATAGGCTGGATTGTGTGAAATCAAAATGCCATCACCCAGTTCCTTGATCCACTGCTGACCGTCCATGAAAAAGACGCCGATTTGACCTGGGTAAATCTCTTCCTGATAATGAATAAAGAGATGGTCCCCATCGTGATAGGTGGGCTCCATAGAATCGCCGCTGATTGGTGCCACATAGGAGGTACCAGGAGGCGGTTCTTTTTTTAGGTGCAGGCTCTCTGGTGCATCATCACCTGCTTCCTGGCCCGTTCCAGCGCTCATAGGTCGGCGGTAGTATTGGGTGACATAAACCATCGTATCCTCCGCCTCCGCACCCTGGTTATCCTGCTGGGCCTTGGCCTCAAGCTCCATACGCCGAAGCTCTTCGTCCGCTACAAGGCGGATCATCTGCTGGCCGTGGTCATCCAGAGCGCGGTATTTACTTATATGGTCCATTTCCTCATCGGTTATTTGTGGAAATGTGGGGGTGAAATTTTCGTATTCGTTATAAAAATAATTTAGGTCTGCACCCAAATAGTGGGCAATTTTGGCGAGGTCCTCAATATTAGCCTTCAAGCTATCTCTTTTGATAATGCTATAAATCGTTTGAGGGCTGATACCTGTTGCGGTTGCCACCTCATTAACATTTGTTTTTCGGGAATTTATAAGATTTTGCAAAGATATTCCAAGTCCCATGATGTTTCCCTCCTCCCAGATTAAAAATAGCATAAATGCAAGTCGAAGTCAATAAAAATCTATGCACAAGCATAAAATACACTTGACTTTCTATGCGAATGCTGGTATCATAACCATGAAAGTTATGCAAAAGCATAGATAGGGGGTGAAATTATGCACGTAAAAGAAGCGATGATGAGCAAAAACATATCCATTGAGGCCGTGGCAAGCGTGCTGGGCATTCATCGCAATTCTGCATCAAGCAAAGTAAATGGAAATTCTCCGTTTACTGTAGGGGAGGCATTCAAGCTGAAGCGGAATCTCCTTCGAGAATATGACTTAGACTATCTTTTCGATATTGAACCCGCCTGCCCCCCTCAGGACCCTCCCCAGGTCTTATGATTTTATGCAGAAATCTACAAGGAATGCGGTGAGAGGGGGTGAAAAAATGTCGGTAGATATGGGTGTTGCCCTTTTTATCGTTGGTATGGCGGCGGGTATTGCTTTGCATCGTCTTATTATGACGATGGTACTGGAGCATTCCCCGGACACTGTATGCTCCCACTGTAGATGGATGTATATGACGGGCGGGAAAAAGAGCCGTCATAAAAAATGACGACTCGTCTTACCACCTAAAAACTTAGGATTTCTTTTCCGGGCTTTTGTTTTTTTCAGGGAGTGGAGGATGTTGTGGGTATTTTACAGTAATTGCAGGAACCCAACTATTGGTACGTAATGGGCTTTCTGGGGCGTTCCCTGTGTTCTGTGAATGCTCTGCTGGGTGGGCGTTGGACTTGGCCATCATTAAAACCTCCTGAAATAGATTTGAGCATCTTTCTGTGCTTCCTTAAAAATTCTTTTGTTTTTCGGGAAAGTTGCAGAATCTGCAAAGCGTTCTTCTATGCGGGCGTATTCTGTTCTGAAATAGGTTGTCTTGTCTTTGTATTCTTCGTCCGATGAATCGTTACTAAAATTATCCCATTCAAGTTCAATTTCAAGATTGAGATGAATTAAGTCGGAGCAGATGTAACAAGCAGCGGTGAGTCGCTTTTCAAAAGGTAGATACGGCTGCAAAGCTGTTAGGATTTGAGCAACAAGAATTAAGGAGCCCCAGAGCAGGGGAAAAACCTCCGTCTGATACCACGAAAGAATAAAAGCTGCGGAGCCAATTGTAGTGAGGCCAGACAAGAAATCTCTTTGTTTTTTTGCATGAAGGGAATAAAGCTGATAGTAATATTCTGCCACCTTGAATTCAAAAAACATATTCCAATATTTTTGAGGCAATGAAGTTTGAGACATGAGAACACCTCCTTTTCTATTTTTAATTTTACCACAAGGTGAGGGGGAGGGGCAAGGGTTGGAGGGAACGGCCAGCGCGTGAAGGGAGGTGAGAGGATGGAGAAAGTTAATCTTGAGGTGAAAGTGGATGGGTGCCCAGAAGCCTTGGAAGCCTTGGAAAAGCTGGAGAACAAACTAAAAGAAGCCAGAACGCTGGCAAACGAACTGGCTTCTTGCCTGGAAAAGCTACAGATTCAGGTCTAATTTGAAGTCGATTTCTGTGCCACAAAGGGGACAAGAGGTTAGACCGGGGACGAGTCTGATTTTCTCTTTGCACTTTGGACATTCAACCTCATAGGACAATTTTTCGGCCTCTTTTTTGACTGCATCGTTTAGAGCTTTCTCAAGAGAATTGGTAGAACTCATTCAGTTCACCCCCTTTCCCCACCTAAATTCTACCACAAGGCGGGGGGAGGCACAAGGTGTTCCTGCTATGAGCCGATTCATCGGCTTGCGGAAAAGGGGTTGGAGATAGTGGAGGGGGATGTGGGACCTGAGAAATTCCCTCTCTCCGAGACGCAGGATAGCGCATAAAGAAACCGCCCCTAGCGGGAGCGGTAAGGGGGGAGGTGATAGGGATGCTCGCAGTTGTATTCTTTGTAACTACTGTAATCTGTGGGATAGGGTGGCTTACCTACTGGGTTGGCGCTGCTGCCTTGGCAAAATATCTGATGGACAAAGGCTACAAGCCTCCATCTGATGAAGAGATGAAGGCTTGCACTATGTACGTTTGGAAGAAAATATTCCACTTGAAGTGAAACGGGCTCAGGCTAGGCCAAAGTGAGATTTAATCAAGGTTGTTACTACATTGGCGGCAACCATTGTTAGTCCTTGGAGGGAACTGGTGCCAATCTTTTTTGCTATATCCTTGGTACCTTCCCAAACCTTTGATGTCCGAACATTGGCAAGAAATTCGTGCCCACGAAAATGTAGCGACCCTACTTTCACGCTGTCAAAAAAGTACTGCACATCGCAAAGAAAGCCGGCTTCATCGCACTTTTTTACGTGATACAGTATTTCTTCTGGAGAATACTCAGCCAGATACGGAAAATCAGATGGAGCAGTTTTTTCAAACGATAAAAAGGATTGATAGGAAGAATTTTCTTCGATGGTGAGCAGAATAGCCCGGACACAATCAGGATTTAATGTCATTACCTCACCCCTTTCTCCACCAAAATTTTACCACAAGGTGGGGAGAGGGGCAAGGGGCCTAAGACGGAACACAAGTAAACCGTACCTGAAAAACAGGGGCATAGGGAGGTGCATTCCATGGCAACTGTTACTTTGGAACAAATCGAATCTCTTGAACGGGAAATGCTGAGACCCAAGGATGTGGCTCCCTTCTTGGGTGTTACGCCCTACTATATCAACATTCTGGCGCGAGATGCGCCAGAGAAGGTTCCGTTCCCGTTTTTCATGAGTGGGAATCGGGTCAAGATACCGCGGCGGCTCTTTGTGGCGGCTTTTCAAGGCAATTCGGGTGGAGAATTTCCGGTTGGGACGCCCGTTGGAGTAGACCATTGAACGTTTTTAGGGAGGCAAAGGAGAGCGACCCCGGCGAAAAGAAGCACCCTGAGGCTAGTCAAAGCCCCAAGACAGCCCACCTGATGATGGCAAGCCGGTTACTTGCCGAAACGCCCCACTGGGGCGTCGTGGGAAACCCCTGACAAGATGAGCGCACCCGTGTTATAGCCTCCTGTGAAGGATGGATGCCATGCCCGACGGACAGGAAATCGCTTGTTCGGTGCTTTGAGGGGAATCCCACTTTCCCCCAAAAATCGAAGGAAGGAGGCAGGCAATGAACCCGGAAACCCAGAAGTCCATTTTGCAAATGGCCCGCGGTGCCATCCTGGAGCGGACGGACTATGAGATGTCCCGTGTGTTGGATAACATCCTGGATGTCAACACGCATCCCACCAAGAAACGCAAGGTGACGATCACCGTGGAGCTGCAGCCGGATGACGAACGGCGGACCATCGCTGTGAGCGTCACGGCCAAGTCAACCCTGGCGCCCACCAACCCTGTGGTGACATCCCTGTATGTGGCTGACCAGGACAGCATCGTAGAAATGGTGCCCCAGGTCCCCGGACAGATGGGGATGGACGAAACGGAGCAGGAGGCACCGCCCCTGCTGAAGCTCATCAAGTAAAGGAGAGAAAACCATGTTGAAAGAATTTGTCCAGCATATCCAGGAGACCGCGAAGCCCCAGATTGTGGAGATCGGCGGCGTGACCTACATTGTGAACCAGGGCGGAAACATTAAGGAGGTTTTTCCGCGGGCTGTGCTTCCGGACACTCTGCCGCTGAACAGCCTGGATGCCTTGGTGAAGCTGGTCAAGACTGAGTTTGTCCACCGGATTCTTGGGGATAAGACAGTTTTGTACATCACCGTCCCGGATCACCTGACAGTCCGGTGCTTCGGCCATCCGGACTATGACCAGAGGGCGGTGCGGCCAGTCTACTATGAGGCCAACGCTACCGATGTTCCCGGCTGGGATGAGCGTGTGCAGCTCCCCTTCGAGGAGATGCAGATCGCCCTTCGCACCCGTTTCCAGGAGACAGCGGATACACCCTATATCCAAAAACTCCTCACCGAAATTTCTACCGGCGCGAAGATCACCTTCAATGATAACGGTGTGGCGACCACCGTCGTGACCAAGAAGGGCATTGACCTCCAAAACAACGAGACCATCAGGCCCATTATCACCCTGCGGCCCTACCGTACCTTCCAGGAGATTGACCAGCCGGAGAGCGTTTTCCTGATCCGCATCAACGAACGGGGCATCAGCTTCATCGAAGCCGACGGCGGGATGTGGAAGCTCAAGGCCAGGGAGACGATCAAGGCTTTCTTGGAGGACAAGCTGGCGAATGAAATCAACGCTGGCGCTGTGGTTGTGGCGCTCTAAGCACAGAAAAATGCCCCTCAGAGTTAGCGGCTCCGAGGGGCAGAGAAGGACGAACCAAGTCAAAAGGATATGTCCTACCCGTATATTTTACACAAGAGTGGGGCGGAAATCAAGGAGGAAATCACTGTGAAACAGATAACTTTGGAGCAGGTCCGCAAGGGCGAACGCTTTGTTTTGAACGGCGTGGCCTTTATCAAGTTGGATGAGGACCGCGAGGCATCCTTTGTGGTTTCGGAGGATGTGGTGCTCAAGGGAATTGCTTTCGACACCCAAGAGCGGGAGGATCGGAACAATTACATGTACAGCGGAATCCAGGAAGGTCTTGACGAATGGGCCTCTGAGCATGAGGAAATTTACGAGGCGGCACTGGAACGGCCCATCGATCTGCTGTCTATGGACGGGATGACCGACTATGGGAAGCCAGAGGTTTCGGTACGAATGCTCACGGTGGATGAGTATCGAAAGTACCGGGCCCTTATCCCCCTGACCGATGAGGTGTATTGGCTGGCGACGGCGTATTCCACGCCATCCTCTCCGTACTCCGACGCGTATTACGCCTATTACGTGAGTACTTCGGGGGCGCTCAACTACTCCACCGCGTGTACGACCCTTACTTCGCGGCGCGCCCCGCTTTTTATCTTAAATCTTCTATCTTTGTATCGGTTGATGACGACGAAAAGGGTGGCCTGGAAACCTACGATATGACAGAGTTGCTGCAAGAGATCGCGCGGCGGGTAGGGGAGAAATGAAATATACCTACTATACCCCATACGATGTTCCAAGCGTCGTGCAGGGGCATAGGCCATGGAGTGGGCTTCCCCCGGCGAACCAGAAGGACAAGCCCAGAGAAAAGGAATATTCCAAAGGTGATAAACCGGAGGAAATAGAGGACTGCTTGTGGTGTTGGCTCCCGGAGTGCAAGAACTGCCTGGCCGGGAAGAAACGGGCCGCACGCCCTTCAGGTCAGATCCCCGCGCAGTTCCAAGCTGATGTTTTGGGCGGTATGAAGGTAACGCAACTGGCCCGGAAATATAAGGTCGGAAAAGCCACTATATCCCGATGGAAGCGGCAGCTTGGACTGTCCAGGGAACAGGCGGACGGGGCATCCCTTCCCTCAAAACCTTAGAAATGAAAGGAGAAACCTCAATGGAAAAAGAAACGAGGAATAAGGCGCAAAACATTTGCCCCTTACTGTCTATGGGTGGGCACGAGACGAAATGCCTGAAAGGCCGCTGCGCCTGGTGGGATAAGACGGCCAAGAGCGAAGCCAACCCGGCCAGGCTCTGCGCGGTGTTTTTGGGAGCGCAGGCTATGGCTACCAGCCATGGGGAAGTGCTTCCGGGCTTTGTGGAAGAGCACTCAGACGATGCCTTTGATCGCTGTAGTGATGCCTAAACGTCAGCTTTTGCGTACCCACTACCTTGACCGGGAGAGTTGGCTTGCCGGGAGAGGGAAGGGGATTGGCGCGTCGGAGGCCGCCGCGATTCTGGGTGTGTCACCCTGGATGAACAGCATGAAATTATGGCGGCTGAAAACAGGCCTGGAAGAGCGGCAGGACTTATCCCGCAATACTGCGGTGCAGCAGGGGAACCGCCTGGAAGGTGCCCTGAGAGGTATGTATCAGGCTTTGTACCCAGAGTACCAGGTAGAGTACCACCCCTTTGACACCTTGGCTCAACAGGACAAGCCCTGGCTGTTTGCGACCTTGGATGGAGAGCTGATCCGCCAGGACAAGGAGCGGGGCATCTTGGAAATCAAGACGGCCACACCCAACAGCGCTGCTGTCTGGGAGAAATGGCGTGATGCCGTTCCGGAGCATTATTACATCCAAATCCTTCATCAACTCTTGGCGACGGGATATCGCTTCGCCGTCCTCTTCGCGGCCCTTTTTGACCGAAACGGAGGGGTCAGTTTGCGGACCTATGCTTTTGAGCGGGAAGAGTGCCAGGAGGACATGGCCTATTTGGCGGAGAAAGAGCTGGAATTTTGGAAGCATGTGGAGGCGGGGACCCTGCCTCCGATGGTGCTGACGCTTTGAAAAAGGAGAGACACAATGTATAAAATTTTGATTATTGACGAGAAGTCGGGCAAGGTTGTCCTTGACACCAAGACAAAGAGCGTCCTGCTCAGCGCCCTGGATGAAACCGGCGAGGGAGTGAAGAGCTTTTCCGCGAATGATGCCAAGGTTCAGGAGGTTGCTATGGTCCTGGCTGGTGCGAACGCTACCGTTAAAAGCGTTATGAGAGACCATCCCCACCTCCACGAATTGACCAGGTTCTTTTCGATGATCCAGAGTACCGAGGAGGTTATGAAGGGCCATGGCTGAAATCAAATTCGAGCTAAAAACTGATCTGGCCCCGATCCAGGGAACGGTGCTGGAAGCTAACTTTGAAGAGTGTAAGGCGGCACTCCAAGAGCGGATGGAGCCCTATGCTACCCTGGTGGTGACAGAGGACGGGATCAAAAGCGCCAAGGGAGACTTGGCGGAAATCCGCAAGATCAGAGGGAACATCGACGATGCTCGAAAGACGGTCAAGAAGATTTATTCTGCTCCCTTGGCGGAGTTTGAGGGGAAGTGCAAGGAACTCACCGGCCTGTGCGATGCGGCCATTGACAACCTGGATGGGCAGGTCAAGGCATTCCAGGCCCAACAGCAGCAGGAGAAAATTGAACATATTCGCGCTTACTTCAACAGTCGTGTAGGCGAAATGGTCACGTTTCTGCGCTGGGAGGACGTATACAACGAGCGGTGGAAAAATGCCACTTACAAGATTGAGACGGCCACAGAAGAAATCGACGCAGCGCTGGAAAAGTGCAAGGCGGATGTGGGAAGCCTTTTGTCCCTGTACAGCCCATACGAGGGGGCACTGTTTGATCACTATCGCCAGACCCATGACCTTGGCGCCTGTCTCCAAAAGGCGCAGGAGCTCCAGGAGATGGAGGAACGCGCCCAGCAGGAGCGCAAGGCGCGGGAGGCGGCGAAGCAGAGAGTGGCCACCCCCGCAGCCCCCCAGGCGGCCCGCCGCGTTGCGAAAAGCTATCAACCTGCCAGTGAGGGGACAAGTCCACCGCCGGCAGAGCCCAAGGTCTACGTGATTGATTTTCGTGTCTACATTACGGAGAACTACTTGGATGAGCTGAAACAGTTTTTCCAGGAACGAGGAATCCGCTACGAAAAAGTCCCGGATCGGGCGTGAGAGAAAGGAGGGGAGTCTATGGGAATCAGCGTAAATGACTTACCGCCCTGGGCCCAGGCGCAAATCGCCCGGAAGGTGCTGGAGGAAAACCGGCACCGGAAGGACGGGGAGAGCCGAGGGGAAACCTTGCAGGAAAAGACCAAGCTGCCCGCAGCCCAGGGACAAGCTCCCCTCCCACTCCGCTATGTTATCCGGGGGGAACCCAGGACCAAGAAGAACCACCAGGAGATTGCCGGGAGCGGGAAGCGTTGCCCCACTTGCGGGAAGTTTGAACGGCAGTGGGTCCGGCAGGGCAGGGCGCACCAGGCGTATCGAAACCTGGCATTGCCGCAGCTCGTTCCATGCCCCCGGAGGCCCGTTGACCAGCCGGTCCATATCAAATGCCTTTTCTATATGGCCACTCGCCGGCGGGTGGATGGTCTGAACCTGGAGGAGGCGGTGGACGATCTGCTGGTGGAGGCGGGTATCCTGGCCGATGACAACAGCCGGATCGTGATCTCTCATGATGGGAGCCGGGTTCTTTATGACAAGGATAATCCCAGGACGGAGATCACCATATCGACAGCAATCGAATAGGAGGATGTGTATGTATCGCAATGTGCAACGTCTCATGGACGACCTGGATCAAGACCTTTTTGTGCGGCAGCTCCCCACTTGGAAGACGGAGAGAAAGCTGCGCGAGAGCAGGAGGCCCCAGGCTGAGGTGATCAGATTTTCTTCCCCCGCTGCATCGGAATCCTATGAAGAGGACGAGCGCTGGGAAAAAGAGGGCGAGATGGAAGTTGCGTCTATGGTGCAGAGAGTGGTTTTGGCCACTTTGTTCGTGGGGCTGGCGATTTTCCTTCTTGCCCTAGGGACATGACATTCTGCGCCGGTCCGCGCCCGGAGGGGCGGCCCAGTGTGGAGCCAGGAGCCCCTGTTTACAGGGTGTGCCGGGATTGCGGCAGGCGCTGGAACGTCTCCTGCAAAGAGTCATGGGGCAAAGTTTACCTTTGCCGTCCCTGTGAAGTGCGGCGGGAGATCAAGACTGGGAAACGGAGAAGGAATAGAGACTGGAGCTGAGAGGAATGGATCTATCGCTCTATCATCAAATGGCCAGCGCTGTTGCCCCGTGGTTTTCTCCTGATGCGGGGCCACCAGAGTACCTGTCCAACGTCCATAGGGAGGGGGAGCCTCAGGAAGAAATCGACCGGTGCTTAAACTGCAAAAATCCGGACTGCCTCTATAGTGACTGGCGAGGCGATTGCCCGGATATGAGTGAACAGCTATTTCTGGCCGATTTTTTCTCGCTCCAGGAATCGGAATAGGAGGCCACATGGAAATCCATAAACAGAACAACGGAAAACTGACGGAGGCGGATGCCGTGACTGTGGCGGGAATCTTGCTACGAGCGGGATATACCGTTTCTGTGGACTATGACAAGACGAAAAAACAGTGGGTGGTGCGGACTGCCCAGGAGCCCGATGGGCAGGAAGGAGCGATTGTATGAAAGCGACCAACAGCCTGACGAAATCGAAGCAGGATAAAATGACATTTTCTGCGGCCATTACTACGGACGCAATGCAGAAGATGATCCTGAAGGCCATGCCGAACGCAAAAGCGGCGGCGCGGTTGACGTCCACCTTGATCTCCGCAGTTTCCACTTCGGAGGATTTGCAGGAATGCAAGGCGGAGACCATCGTAGCGGCGGCCCTGCGGGGCGAGGGGATGGGCCTGATCTATGGCCACGGATACTACATCGTCCCCTATAAGCCCACGGCGCAGTTTGTACTTGGCTATAAGGGCTACATACAGTTGGCAATCTCCACGGGCTTTTATGCGGACATTGACTGTGTGGAGATTCGGCAAGGGGAGTTGAAGGGGCGCGATCCCCGCACCGGGCGGCGCACCATTGATCTGGCAACCTATGAAACGGATGAGGAACGCCTGGAGCAGCCCATCATCGGATATTATGCCTACTATGAGCTGAAGGATGGCACATTCCGCTATGAGTATTGGCCCCTGGAGAAGCTGCTCCAACATGCAGACCGGTACGCCCCGGCATTTAAGATGGAAAAATTCCGCGCCTTGCAGGCCGGGGAGCTGGAGCCCAAGGAGGTAGAAAAACTGCTGAAGGGCAGCCCCTGGTATGACGAGGGAGCCGGGCAGGAGCGGATGTGCAAAAAGACTGTCCTGCGCCGGCTTCTTACGTCGGGCTATGCGCCGCTTTCCAATGAAGTGCAGGCGATTTTCAAGGGGGACCAATATGAAGAAGTGCTTCCCGAAGGAAGCCCGGCCTTGCCCATTGTGACGTCCCAGGTCTTGGAGGCTGGGCAGGAGGAAGCGGAGCCTACCGTGGAGGGCCGTGACACCGGGGAAGATGTACCGCAGCCCGCAGAGGGAGCGGGCGACCCTGTGGCAAACTTCTTTGATGCGTGAGCCATGGGAAGGATTGCAACAAAAAATCTTGACGGCCCAGACGGAAGCTATTACGTCATGATTTGGGGAACTGTTTCGCGGGATGCGAAACTGGAGTTTACCAAGACGAAAAACATCCCGAAGGTGACGTTCGGGGTGGCGTATGCCCGAAAGACCTTTATGAACTGCCTGACCTTGGGCGACGGCGACGAGACGGCGGTTGCGGCCCGGCTGGAAAAGGGGGACAAGGTCCTGTGCGCCGGGGTGTGGTCCTCCAGGGAGTACACCACCCAGGAGGGGGAGAAAAAGACGTGGAGCGAACTGCGCGTCGATATGGTCATTCCCCAAGCGGCCTTTTCGGGAGAGACAGAGGAAGGTCCCCAAGGGGAAGAAGAAGCGCCGGAAGAAACCGGGGACTATGAACTTTCGATTTGATAGGGAGACTGGGGGATTTGAAGTTGGACCACTTTCGACTTTATCACAAATACCGGCGGCAAATCACCAAGCTCACCGAGGATGAGGCGGGACGGCTGCTCTTTGCCCTGATGGCGTATAGCGAGACAGGGGAGGCACCGGAGCTCTCCGGCCGGGAAGAGATCGTGTTTGATTTTATCGCCGTCGAGATCGAGCGAGAGCAAACGGCGTATGACAAGCTCTGTGAGAAAAGGTCCCAGGCAGGGAAGCAGGGCGGACGGCCCCGGAAGAACCGAGCGGTTGAGGCGGAAGCAACAGAGGAAGCATTTGCTTCTTCCGAAAAGCAGGAAAAAGGAAAAAAACCTAATGCTTTTTCGGAAAAGCAAGAGGAAGCAAAAAAACCTAGTGCTTTTTTAGAAAACCAAATGGAACCCCAAAAAGCAAATGGTTTTTTTGGTCCCCCCCCTTTCTCCCCCTCTTCCCCTCCCGCCCCTTCCTCTTCCCCCCCGGACCCCCCTATCTCTAACCCTACTCTCCCTAACCCCCCTATAATCCCCCCTTCCCCATGCACCACCACCGGCGCGGGCACGCGCGAGGACGGCCAGGGGCTGGGGCGGGTCATGGACGCTTACATGGACCGGATATACCCGACTCCCTCCCCCACGAGCATGGAGCTCCTGGCGGGGTATGTCAAGACCCTGGGGGAGGCGGTATGCCTCCGGGCTATCGACCGAGCTGTTGACGCTGGGGGAGAGAAGCGGAACTGGAATTACATCCACGGCATATTGCGCAGTCTTGAAGCGCAAGGAGTCAAGTGCTTGGGAGACTGGGAAGAATTGGACGAAAAGCACAAGAGCACACAGCGCCAGGCAAAAGGAGCGGGTGGGCCTGTGGAGGGGTCTGCGGTCAACCCGGATGACGTGGAGCGCATGATCCAGGCGGCGCAGTGGGCAGAGAAAGTCAGGGGGAAGGATGGATAGGATTTTGTGTGGAAAGGGGAAAACCATGAGCCCTTATCTTGAGTTTTTGAAGCGCAAAGTTTGCGTGGCACCGGATTCCGGTTTTTCGCTTGACCCGGAGGATCTGTCCCCGGCTCTGAAGCCACACCAACGGGCGGCAGTGGCCTGGGCACTGAAGGGTGGCCGACGGGCGCTGTTTGAATCCTTCGGTTTGGGCAAGACGGTCCAGCAGTTGGAGTGGTGCCGTCAGGTGGTCCGGCATGAGGGCGGAAAGGCCCTGGTCGTACTCCCGCTAGGCGTGCGCCAGGAATTTCGACGGGATGCGGTGGAGCTCTTGGGTATGGAGGCGCCGGCGTATGTACGGACTATGGACGAGGTAGAAGCGACCGCTGGCGGTATCCTGCTGACCAACTATGAACGGGTCCGGGACGGCGACATCGACCCCGCACGATTTACCGCCGTCAGCCTGGATGAGGCGTCGGTGTTGCGGAGCTTTGGCAGCAAGACCTACCAAACGTTTCTGGGCAAGTTCCAGGGGGTGCGGTATAAGCTGGTGAACACGGCTACTCCGTCCCCCAACAAGTACAAGGAGCTGATCCATTACGCCGGATACCTGGAAGTGATGGACACCGGGCAGGCCCTGACCCGCTTTTTCCAGCGGGACAGCACCAAGGCCAACAACCTGATCTTATATCCCCACAAAGAGGATGAATTTTGGCTGTGGGTATCCTCCTGGGCACTGGTGCTGACCCGGCCATCTGACCTTGGGTTTGATGATGAGGGGTATGCCTTGCCACCGCTGACAGTGCGACGGCACGTCGTCCGGGAAGAGTACGGCCATGCTTGCGACCGGAATGGGCAAATGAAGCTGATGAACGACACGGCTGTTTCTCTGTCCGATGCGGCCAGGGAGAAGCGGGAGAGCATTGGACTTCGGGTGGCGAAGGCAAAGGAGATCGTCGAGAGAGACCCAGACGCTCATTTCCTCCTGTGGCATGACCTGGAGGCGGAGCGGCACGCCATCAAGGAGGCGTTCCCAGAGGCGGTGGATATCTACGGGGCCATGGATTACGACGAGCGGGAGCGCCGGGTGGTGGACTTCTCCGAGGGCCGGACCCGACTGTTTGCCACGAAGAAAAGCCTCAGTGGGTCTGGCTGCAACTTCCAGCGCCATTGCCACCGGGCGATTTTCCTGGGAATCGACTATGAGTTCAACGATTTCATCCAGGCGATCCACCGCGTTTACCGCTTTCTTCAGACGGAGCCGGTGGTGATTGACATCATCTGCACCGAAGCGGAGGACCCGATCTATCGTACCTTAATGGCTAAGTGGGAACAGCATAACCATCTCCAAGGGAAAATGCGGGAGATCGTAAAAAAATACGGCCTGAACCAGTCCGCAGCGGAGCTGGTTATGGCTAGGAGCATAGGAGTGAAGCGTGTGGAAGTCAAGGGTGAGGGTTGGACCGCAGTGAACAACGACTGTGTGGAAGAGACGGCGAAGCTGGCGGAAAACAGTGTGGACCTGATCGTTACCTCTATCCCGTTTTCCAACCACTATGAATATACGCCATCCTACAATGATTTCGGTCATAACGAGGACACGGAGCGGTTTTTTGACCAAATGGGCTATCTGACACCGAACTTATTGCGGATATTGAAGCCTGGCCGGGTGTTTGCCTGCCATGTGAAAGATCGCGTTCTGTTCGGCAATGCCACAGGGATGGGGATGCCAACCATGGAACCTTTTCACGCCCTTTGCATTGAGCACTATATGAACCATGGATTTGCCTATTTCGGAATGATTACCGTGGTTACAGATGTGGTCCGGGAGAACAACCAGACCTACCGACTGGGGTGGACAGAGCAATGCAAGGACGGCAGTAAGATGGGCGTTGGCTGCCCGGAATATATTTTACTGTTCCGAAAGCTCCCTACCAACCGTACTAAGGCCTACGCTGATGAGCCTGTGCGCAAGACGAAAGATGAGTACCCACGAGCCCAGTGGCAGTTGGACGCACATGGTTATTGGCGTAGCAGCGGGGACCGTCTGCTGTCTAAGGCGGAGTTGGAGCGTGTCCCGGTGGAAAAGCTCCAGGCGGCCTATCGTAAATATAGCCGGGGAACGGTGTATAGCTACGAGGAACACCTGGACATAGCCAAAAAGTTGGATGAGGATGGGCATTTGCCGGCGACGTTTATGGTCGTGGCACCGGGCTCTTGGACGGATCAGGTCTGGGACGATATCAACCGGATGCGAACCTTGAACACTGCCCAGAGCCAGCGGCGTCAGGCGCTCCATGTATGCCCGCTTCAGTTGGATGTTGTAGACCGTCTGATCAACCGCTATAGCAATCCAGGGGAGCTGGTCTTGGACCCCTTCGGCGGCCTGGGAACTGTGGCGTTGGAGGCAGTCAAGGCTGGCCGGAGGGGATACACCATTGAACTGAACAACGATTATTTCCGGGATGCTGTGGGCTACCTGAAAGAGCAGGATGAGAAGGAGGAGACGATTTCTCTGTTTGATTTGATGGGAGAAGCGAAGTAGATGAGAGAATACCATGAATACAACAAAAATTGAGTGGTGCGACAGCACGTGGAATCCCGTGACCGGTTGCTTGCATGGATGCTTCTATTGCTATGCCCGGAAGATTGCCAAGCGATTTGGGACGCTATCTAGCGGCCCCCAGCCGGAGGATGAAGGCTTGTCATTTTTACCCGATGAGCCAGAGAGGTTTTGGGAACTGGATGCGCCAGTGCGGAATGAGGCTGGAAAAATCGAGCCCTTTCCCTGCGATTTCTATCCCACCCTCCACCGTTACCGGCTGGATGAACCGGCACGGCACAGGAAGCCCCAAAACATCTTTGTTTGCTCTATGGCAGATCTGTTTGGTGAGTGGGTGCCGGAGGAGTGGATCGAGGAGGTAATGAACGCCTGCCTGCTGTCCCCGCAGCATCGCTACCTGTTTCTGACCAAGAATCCGGGCCGGTACATGAAGCTGGCGGAGGCCGGGAAGCTACCGGAGAGGGATAACTTTTGGTACGGCGCATCTACGCCGACCCCGGACACGCCGTTCTGGTGGAGTGACCACCAAAACACGTTTGTCAGCATTGAGCCTATGTTGGAAGCGTTCCCGACGGAAGGGGACTGCTCGGTCAAGAAGGTGGGCTGGGTCATCATAGGCGCCATGACCGGGCCGGGCAGCAAAACGCACCAGCCGAAGAAGGAATGGATGGAGTCGCTGGTCGAAGATGCTATGGCATCCGTGGTGCCGGTCTTTATGAAGGACAGTATGAAAGCTGTCTGGGGCTCTGAGCTGATTCGAGAGTATCCAACTGGGATGCTTTGGACGGGTGGAACGGATGAAACATCTCGGTGACATCACCAAAATGATGGGGGCCGAATTAGCCCTTGTGGACGTGATCATCGGCGGGAGCCCCTGCCAGGACCTGAGCATTGCCGGGAAACGAGCTGGACTAGACGGGGAGCGTAGCGGTCTTTTCATGGAACAGATTCGAGTGATAAAGGAGGTTCGGGATGCAGAGAAACGGCGTGGGAGAGCAGGTCAGTCTATTCGCCCCAGATTCATGCTTTGGGAAAATGTGGTCGGAGCACTCTCATCCAACCAAGGGGAAGATTTCAGGATTGTCCTGGAAGAGACAGCGAGGGTCGCGGCCCCGGATGCCGCTATTCCTGGACCTCCGGGTGGAAAGTGGCGGACAAGCGGGTGCATTCTGGGAGACGGATGGAGCATCGCTTGGCGCATACTCGACGCACAGTTTTGGGGAGTGCCCCAGCGTCGCCGTAGAATCGCGCTTGTCGCAGATTTTGGAGGACACGCCGCACCAGAAATACTATTTGTCCGCCAAGGCGTGTGCGGGGATCCTCCGGCGGGCGGAGCGGCGGGGGAAGAAACTGCCGCCGGAACTGGAGGCGGCGCTTATCCGGCAGTCGCGAGAAGCCTGACGGCCCGTCATGACGGGAGCCCGTGCGTGGACCGGGGACCAAATATTGTTGTGGCCGGATTCAAGCCCCATTCCGGAGTGTCCGCAGGGGGCATAGGGTATCAGGAGGAGACGGCACCTACCATCGACACGGGGAAACCAATGGCGGTCTACGATGCCCGGGGAAACGGAGACGGGAAAACTGCATGTACACTGACCGGGGACCACCAGAGCCGGGTGACGGACTACACGGCCATCGTCATGCGTCAGCACAACTTCGGCGAGTACCGAGAGGGTGTTGGGACGCTAACTGCGCACAACGGAACACGCCATGCGTCGGAGGCACTTGTAGTGGGCAGGAATGTCCGCCGTCTTACTCCCCTGGAATGTGAACGCCTCTAGGGCTACCCGGACGGATGGACCGATATCGGGCCGTGGACGGACAGCGCCGGGAAGCTCCACAGGGAGAGCAGTGACAGTGCCCGCTATACGGCGCTGGGAAACTCCATCGCCCTGCCGCCATGGAAATGGGTGCTCAAACGACTGTGCGCCTGTTACGAGCGGAACGCTACCATGGCGAGCCTCTTTGACGGGATCGGCGGCTTCCCGCTGATCTGGGAGCGGCTGAACGGACCGGGTTCCTGCCTGTGGACAAGCGAGATCGGCGAGTTCCCCGCCGCCGTGACAAAGAAAAGATTTTGCGGAAAGTGAGGTGACAGCCGTTGAACAAAACAAAAATGCGGCGCTGCAAAAATTTCAACTGCGATAAAATGCGCGGTCATTACTGCTGCACCGACTGCGATCAGAGGAAGGCGTGCGCCAACCCGTGCCTGAACCACCCCACCCGGTGCGGTCTGTCTGAGGCCCCGCCGGTGAGGACGGGATCAGGCGGTAAGGGAGTGGCAAAAGCAGGCCCGCCAAGTAAACACACACCTGGCGGGCCAAAGGGAAAAAATAATAGGACACCTGCATTATAGCAGGCCGGAAAGGAAAATGCAATGTCGTCAGTAAAAATCACCCAATTTGAGGCGGAGAACGTCAAGCGGATCAAGGCGCTGACGCTGACGCCAGCGGAAAACGGCCTCACGGTCATTGGGGGCCGCAACAACCAGGGCAAAACAAGCAGTCTGGACGCCATCGTCTGGGCCCTGGGCGGGGATCGCTACCGGCCCTCCCAGGCGGTCCGGGAGGGCTCGGTGATCCCGCCCCGGATGCGCATGGAGCTGAGCAACGGCGTCGTGGTGGAGCGCTCGGGGAAAAACAGCGACCTGAAGGTTACCGACACCCGCGGCCGCAGGGCCGGGCAGACCCTGCTCAACTCCTTTGTGGAGGAATTGGCCCTCAATATGCCCAAATTCATGCAGTCCACAAGCAAGGAAAAGGCCGACACCCTCCTGCGCCTCATCGGCCTGGAGGACCAGGTGCGCACGCTGGAGCGGGAAGAAAAAGAGCTCTATGACCGGCGGCGGGCCGTGGGTCAGCTCTACGAGCAGAAAGCCAAGTATGCCGAGGAGCTCCCCTCGTGGCCCGACGCCCCCTCGGAGCCCGTCTCCGCCCTGGAGCTCATCCACCGTCAGCAGGACATCCTCGCCCGCAACGGCGAGAACCAGCGCAAGCGGGACCGGGCCAAAAAGCTGGACGAGCAGTGCGCCATCGCAAAGGAGCAGATGGAGGACCTGGAGAAGCGCCTCAGAGAGGCGCGGGAGAAGTACCTGAGCCTTTGCGCCGACTGTGAGACCGCCCGGCGGGACGCCCTGGACCTCCAGGACGAATCTACCGAGGAGCTGGAGCAGAGCCTCCGGGACGTCGAGGCGGTCAACGTCAAAGTCCGCACCAACCAGGACAAGGCCCGGGCCGTGGCGGAGGCGAAGCAGTACAGCGACCAGTACGCCGCCCTCACCGAGGAGCTGGAGACGGTGCGGCAGAAGAAGCTGGACCTCCTCAATGGCGCGGACCTGCCCCTGCCGGGGCTCTCGGTGGAGGACGGGGAGCTCACCTACCAGGGCCGCCCCTGGGACTGCATGAGCGGGAGCGACCAGCTCAAGGTCTCCACCGCCATCGTCCGGGCGCTGAAGCCTGAGTGCGGCTTCGTGCTCCTGGACAAGCTGGAGCAGATGGACTTGCAGACCCTCCGGGAGTTCTCCGCCTGGATGGAGGCCGAAGGGTTGCAGGGCATCGCCACCCGGGTCAGCACCGGGGAGGAGTGCAGTATCATCATTGAGGACGGGTGCGCAACTGCGCCCGCAGGGGACGGCCTCTGCGCCGTCCCGCCCCCCGCGCCCGTCCAGCCCGCCTGGCAGAAAGGAGTATTCTAATGCAGATCATCACCGGAAAACAGGCCGGAGCGCTGAAAACCGTCATTTACGGCCCGGAGGGCATCGGGAAGAGCACCCTCGCCGCCCGGTTCCCCCGCCCCGTGTTCATCGACACCGAGGGCTCTACCCGCCACATGGATGTCTCCCGGATGGAGAAGCCCTCCAGCTGGACCATGCTCCAGGAGCAGGTGCGCTACATCCGCGACACGCCGGGCCTCTGCGGCACGCTGGTCATCGACACCGCCGACTGGGCGGAACAGCTCTGCATCAGAAGCATCTGCGCCAGTAAGGAGATCGGCGGCATTGAGGACCTGGGCTACGGCAGGGGGTACGTCTATCTCGCCGAGGAGTTCGGCAAGCTCCTCAACCTCCTGGAGGAGGTGGTGGAGCGGGGCGTCCATGTGGTCCTCACCGCCCACGCCATGATGCGCAAATTTGAACAGCCCGACGAGATGGGTGCCTACGACCGCTGGGAGCTGAAACTCCAGAAGAAGACCGCGCCGTTGGTCAAGGAGTGGTCGGACCTGCTCCTCTTCGCCAACTACAAGACCCTGTCCGTAGCCGCGGACAAGGAGGGGAAGAAGTTCAAGGCCCAGGGGGGCCGCAGGGTGCTCTACACCGCCCACCACCCCTGCTGGGACGCGAAAAACCGCCTGGGCCTCCCCGAGGAGCTCCCCCTGGACTTTGACGCCCTCGCGCCCTACATCTTCCCGGCTGCGCCCGCACATACGGCCCCCACGCCCGCGCCGGTCCCTGTACCGGCCCCCCCGCCGGAGCCTGTACCAGACCCCGCGCCGGAGCCCGCCCCCGCGCCCGAACCCCCGCCCGTCACCCGCCCCGATTCGGACGTCCCCGCCGTACTCCTGCCCCTGCTGGAGAGCGCCCACGTCACCGAGGACGAGGTCCGGGACGTGATCGCCCAGAAGGGCTACTTCACCAAGGACACCCCCTGGTCCGCCATGGAGAGCGCGGGGTTCGTGGAGGGCTGGGTGCTCCCCTGGTGGGAGAAGATCGTCGAGATCATCGAAAATGATCCCGACCGGTTGCCTTTCTAAGTACAACTTTTTTCAGATTTTGACCCTATGTATATCAAAATACAGGAGGTACCCCTATGAACCAATACGATTCCACCTCTCGGGAGTTCGGCTGGGACGACGAGATCCAGCGGGACGACACTTTCCAAGTCCTCCCCGAGGGCGATTACCGCTTCACTGTCACCCGCTTCGAGCGGGCCCGCCACTCGGGCAGTGAGAAGATCCCCGCCTGCCCTAAAGCCGTCCTCACCGTAGCCGTCAGCAACGCCGGGGCCTCCGGCGAGGTGCAGACGAACCTCTTCCTCCACAGCAAATTCGAGTGGAAGCTCTGTCAGTTCTTCGTCTCCATCGGTCAGCGCAAGCACGGCGAGGCCATGCACATGAACTGGAGCGCCGTGCCCGGGTCCGGCGGCGTGTGCCATGTGTGCGTGCGCAAGTGGACCGGAAACGACGGCAAAGAGCGGGAGAGCAACGAGATCACCGAGTTCTACGACCCGGAGAACGCCCCCCAGGTGGCGTCGCCCCAGCAGAAGACCTGGACCGAAGTGCCCCAGGGCGGCCCCACCCCCTGGAGTAAGGGGAGCTTCTGATGGAGCTGAGACCCTATCAGGAGGAGGCCCGGCGGGCCGTGGAGGGGGACTGGGAGGGGGATTTTCTGCGGACCCTCCTGGTGCTCCCCACCGGGTGCGGGAAGACCATCGTCTTCTCCAAGATCATTGAGGATATGGTCCGGCAGGGGGACCGGTGCCTCATCCTCGCCCACCGTGGAGAGCTCCTGGACCAGGCCGCCGACAAGCTCCTGAAGGCCACGGGCCTGCGCTGCGCCGTAGAAAAAGCGGAGGAGACCTGTCTCGGGAGCTGGTACCGGGTGGCGGTGGGGTCGGTGCAGAGCCTGCAAAGGCCCTCCCGCCTCGCCCGGTTTGAGGAGGACCACTTCGGCTGTATCGTCGTGGACGAGGCCCACCACGTCCTCTCAGACGGCTATCAACGGGTCCTGGAGCACTTCCCAGACGCGAAGGTGCTGGGCGTTACAGCCACCCCGGACCGGGGGGATATGAGAAACCTGGGGCAGTACTTCGAGCATTTGGCCTACGAGTACACGCTCCCCAGGGCCATCCGGGACAGGTACCTGTGCCCTATCAAGGCCGTCACCATCCCTCTGCAACTGGACCTCTCAGGCGTGGGCGTCCAGGGAGGAGACTTCAAATCATCAGACATTGACACCGCCCTGGACCCCTACTTATACCAGATCGCCTCAGAAATGCGGCAGTACTGCAAGGACCGGAGGACCGTGGTGTTCCTGCCCCTGGTGAAGACCTCCCAAAAGTTCCGCGACATCCTGGAGCAGAACGGCTTCCGGGCGGCGGAGGTCAACGGGAACAGTCAGGACCGGGCGGAAATTCTCCGGGACTTCGAGGCGGGACGCTACGACGTGCTCTGCAACTCCATGCTCCTCACCGAGGGCTGGGACTGCCCGGCGGTGGACTGCGTGGTGGTCCTGCGTCCTACGAAGGTGAGAAGCCTCTACAGTCAGATGGTGGGGCGGGGTACGAGGCTCCATCCCGGCAAAGAGGACCTGCTCCTCCTGGACTTCCTGTGGCACACCGAGCGCCACGAGCTGTGCCGTCCGGCGTCGCTGATCTGCGAGGACGCGGCGGTGGCGCAGAAAATGACGGAGATCATCGAGAAGGCGGGCGCACCCCTGGACATCGAAGAGGCGGAGCGTCAGGCCGGGGAGGACGTGGTGGCGGCGCGGGAGGAATCCCTCGCCAAACAGCTCTCCGAGATGCGCTCCAGAAAGCGGAAGCTGGTGGACCCCCTGCAATTCGAGATGTCCATCGCAGCGGCGGACCTCTCCGGGTACGTCCCCGCCTTTGGCTGGGAGATGGGCCCGCCTACGGAGAAACAGCGCTCAGCCCTGGAGAAATTCGGCATCTTCCCGGACGAGATCGATAGCGCGGGAAAGGCGTCGGCGCTCCTGGACCGGCTCTCAAAGCGCCGGACAGAGGGGCTCTCCACGCCCCGGCAGATCCGGGTGCTGGAGAACTTCGGCTTCCGCAACGTTGGGACCTGGCCTTTCCAGGACGCCAAGCATATGATCGACCGCATGGCCGCGGGAGGCCGGGGCGGGCGGTGGAGAGTGCCCTCCGGCGTTGACCCGGCGACATATGTTCCTGTGGGGATGTAACCGATGGAGAACAACTTGAATCTACTGGAGGCCCTGGACCACATCGACCCGGCGGAGCTCTGCTATCAGGATTGGCTCGCGGTGGGCATGGGGCTGAAGGAGGCGGGGTATCCCGCCTCCGCCTGGGACGAGTGGTCCCGGCGGGACGGCGCGAGGTACCACAGCGGAGAGTGCGAGAGGAAATGGGACAGCTTCGCCGGGACAGAAAACCCCGTCACCGGCGGCACGGTGGCCAAAATGGCCCTGGACCGGGGGTGGCGTCCGATGGGCTCCCGCTCCTCGGACCCCTCCCAGCCCGTCCACCCCCTGGACTGGGACGACGAGATCAGCGAGCGGGACGGGCAGGTGATCGTTGACCGGGCATGGCTGGAGGCCAAGGACATCCAGGAGCCCTCCGACAGTAACTGGCACCCCGCCCAGGACCTCATCGAATACCTGGGCACCCTCTTTTCCCCCGACGATTACGTGGGCTATGTGACAGAGACCTTCCAGGCGGAGGACGGGGAGCGCAAGCCCACACGGGGCAACTATGACCGCACCGCCGGTCAGCTCATCGAGGAGCTGAGAAAGTGCGGCGATGACCTGGGGGCGGTGCTGGGGGACTACGACCCCGGAACGGGGGCATGGATACGCTTCAACCCTCTGGACGGCAGAGGGGTCAAAAACGAGAACGTCACCGGCTTTCGCTACGCCCTCATCGAATCCGACAGCATGGATCTGGGGGAGCAGAACGCCCTCATCCGGGAACTGGAGCTCCCGGTAGCCTGCCTGGTCTACTCCGGCGGGAAAAGCCTCCACGCCATCGTCCATGTCGATGCCTCCAGCTATGAGGAGTACCGGACGCGGGTGGACTACCTCTACACCGTCTGCGAGAAGAACGGCATGAAGGTCGATAAGCAGAACCGCAACCCCTCCCGGCTCAGCCGCCTGCCGGGAGCCACCCGGAACGGCCGGAAACAGTTCTTAGTGGAAACGAACCTGGGCAAAGCCTCCTGGGCGGAGTGGCGGGAGTGGATGGAGAGTGTCAGCGACGACCTGCCGGACCCTGAGGGGGACCTGACAACGGACCTCCCTCCCCTCGCTCCCCCGCTGATCGAGGGCGTTTTGCGGCAGGGACACAAGATGCTCCTCGCGGGCCCCAGCAAGGCGGGCAAGAGCTTCGCCCTCATCGAGCTGTCCATCTGCATCGCCGAAGGGCTCCCGTGGCTGGGGTTCCAGTGCGCCCAGGGGCGGGTGATGTACGTCAACCTTGAGCTGGACAGG